GTTAAGTCTTTACGCATATCTGTTCTGATACTTCGAGCATCTTCCTGTGCAGATTGCACTAACTGCGTTGCTTTATCTAATTCAGTAGTCAACAGAACTTTAACCCCACTCACTTCGGTATTTAACAGGGTTTCCATATTGTTTATTTTATCATTTAATAAAAGTGCTAATCCATTAGTCTTTTCTTCAAAAACATTTAGTCGATTTTCAAACCCAGATAAATCAGGAGCAACATAGCTCTGTATCTGCTCTTTCATATCCATATAGTCCTTATAGACTTCAAAAGCTCCATAAGCACCGCCAACTAAAGTAGACAAAGCAATCAAAATGCCAATTAACTTACCGCCTTTAAATTTTATTCCTGCAAACTCTAACTCAGATTTACTCATACTTCATTCCCCCAACAATCCCAACCTTCAGTTTTCTTTCTAGCAAAGAGTTCTATTCTTGGTAAATCACCGCATAATTCTATAATTCTGTTTCTTACACAATCTGGTTTTCTTGAATGTTCTCTAATTGGCTCATAAACTATTTGATGAACTCCTTTAGAAACTCTTTTTGGTTTTCCTTTAGTTCCTAATAAGCAACATTCAGCATTGGCTCTAGTCCAATGGCCCATACCCCAAAAGAAACTGTCTGAAACTTTATTCTTTTTGACCCAAGTAAAAGCACAAGCCTTGTACTGAAAACCCCATTGTTTTATTGTTTCTAATCCTTGCAATAATTTAGGAAAAGTAACCCATAAAAATAACATACAATTTTCATCTGCTATGTCTTTTACAGGTACTTGATATACTTCCTCATCTTGCATAACGGGATAAGGACATACATTTCTATCTGAATAGGTTTTATATTTCCAAGCTGGGTCTGCATAGATAATGTTATATTTTTTATCAGGTAAATTATTAGTCATACTGCATATCAATCATTTTATTAAAAATCAGACTGTCTTTCACACTTATATAATTACCCAAAGGATCATCCATTACTACATTCTTATAAATTTCTTCCGTCTTATACCATTCTAAAGCAGGTTGAATAACTTGATTGGAATAGGTTTTGATGTTTGGGCCAAGAGCATTAACCAAAGCCAAAGTCGTAATCTGGGCAACGGCATCATAGTTTGATGCAAAACTTTCTATAATTTCTTTTGCTTTCTGCTGTTTCTTTTCCTGTTGCTTGGTTGGTTTATCTTCAGCTTTCGCTTCTTTTACTTCCTCTTTAGGTTCTTCTGTGGCTTCAATTTCTTCGGTAGGTTCTACTTCCTCAACTGCTTCTTCCGTTGATTCTGGCTCATTTATGGGCGATGAAACCTCCTCTGTAGGCTCGTCTATGCCTATATCTTCTATTTCAGCAACCATTTCTTCTATTTCGGCTATAACTTCCTCAACATCTATCATTGGCATATCTATTTCTAAATCCTGTAGCATTTCTTCACCAGCAGATGTTTCTGGAATATCAATATCAGGTATATCAACTTCAGGAATATCCATATTAACCATATCCTCCATAGTGGTATCCATAATATCCTGCTCGAAAGTATCTATGACCTCATAATTATCCATTAAATCCATCGTGATATCTAAATTTTGCTGCTGTTCCACAACCTGCATCCATGTTTCTACAACAGTTGTTATATAATTATAGGCAATGTTATATTGGAACTCATCCCAATAATATGTTCCATATCCGCCTATGTTGATATAGACCTTATCGAGCTGACCTGCGAAATCTTGGCTTCCTAAAACTGTATTGACCCAGTTAGTATTTCCTGAATAGTTATAGGGATTTTGGGTAAAGGTTGTTTTATCAATAGTAATCTGCCCTGTTTCCCATTGAAGAACATTATTATAATATCCTTTTGTTTCTACAAAGGCGGTGCGATTAGAATTGGTATACATATTGTTTGGAAAAGCAAAGTAGAATTGCCAGTCAACCTGACCGCCATCTTCAATATCAAAGCTGTTAAGCTGAACATATTGTTCCCAGGTAGTCAGTGAATTGTTTTTGGCATGACCACAGGCTACCGTTCTTCCGTCTGTTCCCGTAGCAGGAAACCCTGACGCTGCATCCGTACAGGAAGTATGAGAATATATGGCACCATCGCCTCCCCAATCTTGGTCGGCATCTCCTTCGTATCTTGAAGTTACAATGCCTGTATCACCATCAAGCACATCGCCACTTGCTTTATGTTCAATGGTTACAGTGGTTTGCGTAACTTCTTCTATTCCACCTTGGGATTCAATAACTGTCGTAACAGTATCGCCTTCCTCCTGCATTTGTGCTAGTGCGTTAGAATAAAAGAAGTAACAAGGCAAGACCACCAAGAGTAAAGCCCATAATGGTATCATCATTGTAAAATTCTGTTTCTTCAACATTTTCTTTTTTCCATTGTTGGTAATCAGGTCGTTTTTCAGGATTCTCTTTCCACAGTTTTTCAGCATCTAAGCCAATTTTTCCTTCGTAGGGACAAATTGTGCCAGCTTGATTCATCGCAGAAAAAACCCTCTCATCCTGACAAAGCAAAGCAACTGCTGCTACTTTCATACCAAATCGAAATAACTGTCTGGATAATTTTAATCGTTCACAGTTCATATCTCTTACAGTAGTGCCACCTGCCAATCCTAAAATCTGTGATTGGATAGCTATAGAACTGCCCGTACTACAGACATCCTGATTATTAATCATAATGCCAGGAGCAGAAGCTGTGCTTGGTGTTCTATCCACCGTTGTAGTTCCTGAAACTGTTGAGGAAGTAGAAGTGACAGTATTTGTCTGGGCGTCTGCTTGACTGCATAACACCAGCATCGCTAAAAAAACAACAACAATTAGGATAGCTACCAATTTATTCAACCCATTCCCCAGTTTGCATCATTTTCGCTAATCTAACACTTCGTCTTTTTACCTGTCTAGCCCAATTAGAAGATAGCATTTGTTTTCCTGCTTCCTCCCAATCCTCATTAACTACAGCTCTGAACATATTGGGCCATCTTTGCGGATTAAAGCGTGTCATACCCATATTAAAGGTCATATCTATAATGACAGCCAATCGTGGTTCGTTTAAATCATCTATAGGCCATCGGGCAATTTCCTTTTCTATTCTTGCTATATCATTAAGTAAAAGAAAACGAGCTTCCTCCTCTGATATACCCAAACCATCAGCCGCAACATTGCGACCTACTCCGATAGTTAAATGTCCGATTATTCGGTCAGCAGACTTTAGGGCTTTTCCATTGGAATCATCATAGACTTTCAACCTCATACCTTCATGGTCAGCCAACATATCCATTAAGCGTTGCTTATCCATTACGAGATTTTCTTACCACCATAGGTCATTGGCACAGCTTTTCATAAACTTGATTATGAATAAGAAGATCCTCTACAAGAGAATCAGTAATAACAGCCAGATCGTCATCACTTACTCCAATAGGTTCTGCGATATCACAATAGCCTCTACTTCCGCTTCCGCCCAGCAAGCTTCCGCAACCTGCTACGGTTAGACAGAGCAGTAGAAGTACGAATTTTTCTTTTAACTTCATTGGCAGTCCTTATATCATCGAGCTGATCTTTCATTACATCAGCTTGTACTGCTTTACGCATAAGCATAAAACCAAATAATTTGGATGCTAATTTAGCTATCCCGCCTAATGCAGAAAGCCATCCCATCATGTGTCTTTGTTACGGTTTTTTCCAAAATTCATACTTAGGAAATTTATTATAGAAAGTATCCATCCAAGCACCTTGTCATCGCTTTTGGTGGGCGTCAATACGGTTATTGCATTTGCCGCAACACACACAGTTCCAGCTGCTGCCAAAATATCTGGTACATTAGCCATAATGTTTGTAATCATATCCATCGTATCCTCCTATTCCGCACTAAATGTGCCTAATTGCGACCATAAGCTCCCTGGCTTCGTTGTTCCATTTTGTTTTCCCAACTGTGCCATCGCTTCGTTCACATTTGTAAATGGTCCACTTCCCCATGAGGAAACATCCCATTTAGCATTATCCCACGCACTACCCTGTGCATTGGTATACGCCAACATTCTTTCTGAAAAAGTTCCCGTTGTAAAGCCCGAATCAATAAAAACCTGTATCCAATCCTCGTTATATGTGCCTGTTGTACTTGATTCTGTTCTGCAACTTGCCTGTCTTAATGACTGCTGGCTCATGGTGTAAATGTTCCCATACTTGAAAAATTATAATCCCCTTGGTCTGTAGCAAATGCTTGTATTGCTAAATTCACATCGGTATAGGATGTGCTTAACTCCCCATTAATATAAGCAAGAAGTCTTTCATTAAAAGTTCCCGCAGGAATAGACCTGGCGGTAAACAATGCCAGCCAATCTTCATCATAAGTTCCTGTCGTTGAAGTTACAGTCCTTATGGCTATTTGTCTTGCTTCAGAATTACTCGCCATTATTACGCTTTCTGGTCGTGGTCAGTTCTTGTAACTACATATCCTTTGTAATTGTTTAAACCGCCCACAATTCTTTTCTTTTCTGCTCGTAGGTTTCTTTTTCCTTTTGAAGTATATGCTTTTTCCGCATCTACTCTGCCAAGTTCTTCTAGTCTGTTCATTCTTCCAGTGTTATAAGCCATTACATCCTCCTATAATTGCTTTATTATTATTGTTACCAACATTATTATTGTTGCTCCGCTGGAAGCAATAAATATTGCCTCCAGTCTTTTTATACGGGTAATGGTTTCCAACCATCTCTCCGCACAAACTGCTTCATGGGTATCCAGCTTTGCTTTTACTTGGTGTGCTGACATTCTCGCCATTCTATCTTCTGTATTTCTTTATTTCGTAATCATCAGGCCAGTCGTTAACCTTTCGTACAGTCTTTAAACTACCATCATCATTATATTCATCTGTATGTATTGCAATAAATTTTGTCATTGTATTGCAAGCTGCTATTGCCGTAGCAATACTATCATGTGCAGTTCTTACTGCTGCAATATATGTTTTCACCGCAGAAGGAATAGCTTTATCAGCAGACACCTTGCGTTGCATAAGCCAGCCAAATCCTTTTATAAAACCATGAGCAGATTTGTCTGCTTGCAGTTTAGCTTGGGATTTTAGTCCGAGGGTTACTACTTGATTGTCATGGTCATCTAAAATAGGATCATTATCTTCATCTACTGCATCTACATCATCAAGTTTTTTATTGGCTGCCTTTTCTCCTATAGTTCTGATGACACTATTTTTATCACCTGCTAAAGCAAAAACCTCATTTTTTTCTATAT